ACTCCCTAATGCAGAAACTTCCAAGTATTTAGCTCAGTTTGAAGAAAAATTTAGTCCAATTATTAAAGAAAAAGCTCAAGTACACGCTTGGTTACTGAAAACCCTGAACAGACTCTATAACCAAACGAGTATATACAGCCTTTTACCTAAAGAGATATACCCTCATGGAGTTCATTTAGACCTCATATCTACACACGATCGCTTGGTAATCCTTCAAGCTATGAAAGATCAAGAATACACTTTAATACGAAAACGCTTATTACTGAGGACAATGCAAGATGAGTAAACTTATACAATTTTCAATGGGATCTACCCTTATTCTTCCTTCTAAGAATGCAGCCAAGATTTTGGAATTATTAGAAGAAGCTTGGGAATTAAAAAATGAATGGTCAAATACGGATATTCGTATTTCTAAATCCCAATCCTTTTCTTTTTCTGCCTTCTCAGAAGATAAATTCAGAGATATTACTAAAGCCCAAATAGCGGGCATGACCTATGGGGAATACTTAGATGCTCAACGAGAGTCAAAATCTAGCCTTCAAAAAAATAAAAACATTCTTGAGTGATCCCTCTGAGAAATATTTCACACTGACAGCTCCTCCCGGTTATGGCAAAAGTTATCTTCTAAATCATATTGATGCTCAGTGGAGATCTCTTAATAATCAACGAGAATTCCTTCAGATGAATCGTTTAGAGGAAATTCTTTTTGGATGTACCACTAATAAAGGAGCCTCTATTCTAAACAATAGCCAAACGGTTCATAAGATATTCGGGTTATACCCTAAGAAGAACTACTCAACTGGGAATGTTACCGTAATGGCAACTTCCAGAACCAAGGATATAGGGGAAAACCTGCTCGTTATAGATGAAGCTTCTATGTTAGATCCAACCACAATGGATATCATTGATAAATACACCTCTAAGGCTAAGGTTTTACTCGTAGGAGACAAAGATCAATTACCTCCAGTAGGGTGTACTACTATCCCTGCTTTTTCTCAAAACTTTGGGGGTACCTCTTTAACTGAACCAATGAGACAGGATAAGAACTCTTATTTATTTCAAGAGATAATTAAATTAAGGGAGGCTATTCTGGATCATAGCTATTACGCTATTAAAGATGGCCCCGGAATTAAGACGTTATCTGGAATAGCTTATAAAGATGCTTTTATTCAAGCATTTGCTGAAGAAGAGGATGCACGAATACTTGCTTATACCAATGTTCAAGTTGAAGGGTATAACCGTTTTATCCGACAGACATTACGTGGAAGTCCTGAGTTTCAAAAAGGAGATATTGTAGTTGCAGCTAACTGCTGTAATGAAAAATCAAAAGTAGAACAATCCTATCGAATTGTTCAGATTAGTAATAATCAAGTAACACTCGATGATGGGAATACCTATAAAATCCCTGAGAATAAACAAGCATGGTTCAAAGAAATCAAAGCTGAAGAAATCAGAGCAAAACAATCAGGACAATGGAAAGAGTATTTCAGGCTAAAAGATACCTTCTTGGATATCCGAGATGGCTTTAGTTGTACTGTGAACAAGAGCCAAGGAAGTACTTATAATAAAGTCTTTCTGGATCTTCAGAATATACACTCTTGCCGAGATCTTTTTACACTTCTTCGTTTGATGTACGTTGCAGTGAGTAGAGCTAAAACAGAAGTTATTGTGTATCGAGGTTGATATGGAGTATTCCATTATCTCTATAGACTTTATTCAGTTTAAGAAAGATCTCTTTTTAAACTTGATTCCTGTTTCTTTTTTAGAAGATTACTACTCACAATCCGAGTATTTAAATACGTGTACTCCAGATAAAATTCGAGTAATGATTGAAGAACCAATACGAGATGAAGTAACCACGTATCTTACAAGACTTAGAGAAATAGACCCTAGTTTAGTGGAGTTTTAAAGTGCATCATATCACCTTCGGGAATACTTCTTTTGAAGTAGCTATATTAATAAAAGCGAGTGCTCTTTCAGAGGTAAACTTAAAAGAACACTACATCACTCCCTTACAACAATTAGCTTTTGATACCTCTGGCATCATTGCTTTTTCAGTTGATTACGATAAGAAAAAACCTTCTGCAAAATGCAGAACAGAGTATCTTGCAAGGTTATTACCTATTCTTCAGCAACAAAGAATTCAATATATCCTTTGTGCTGATGGGGAATATTTCAAAACCCTCACCAAGAATAAAACTGCAGATCCTCACATAGGGTATGTTTTACCCTGTGCCATAGCTGGATTTGAAGACCTCAATGTTTGTTACATCCAAAACTATCAAGGGTATTTCTATAATCCAGATAATAAAGATAGAACCCTCTTATCTCTACAAGCTCTTGTGGCTCATTCTAAGGATGAATACACAGAGCTAGGTAAAGATGTACTCCATCATGTGTACTACCCCTCTAGCGAGGCTGATATTGCTTCTTGGCTCAAGAAACTCCATAAATACCCACTGCTTACAGTAGACATTGAAGCGTATTCATTGAAACACTTCGATGCTGGGATAGGTACCATCTCATTTTCATGGGATGCTCACTCTGCTGTGGTCTTTCCTGTGGATACACAGGCCTGTGAACCTACTCCATTCACCGTATGGGACAAGAAAGACAAGAAGTTGAAGCAGAGGGTAGCTTTGAACCAACAGGTCAGGAATGAGCCTATAAGAGCCTTGCTGAAAGAGTTCTTTGAAACCTATCAAGGGAAGAAAGTATTTCATAATCTTTCCTATGATGGAGTAGTTCTAACCTATCAACTCTGGATGAGTAATCTTCTGGATCGAAAAGGGCTAGAGCAAGGCAGAGAAGTTATGCTTCGAAATGCCGAGTGCTCTCAGATCATTACCTACTTAGCTACCAACAGTTGTGCAGGAAATGAACTAGGATTGAAAGCTCAAGCACATGAATTCGTAGGTAACTATGCTATTGATGTGCAGGATATTCGTCTTATTTCCTTGGCTCAACTCCTTGAGTACAACGCTATTGATACATGTGCCACTTGGTATGTTTATACCAAGAACCATGAAAAGATGATCCAAGAAAATCAAGAAGAGATCTATTTGAACATCTTCAAACCAGCATTATATGACATCTTTGAAATGCACCTCACAGGCATGTGTTTGGATATTCCAAGAGTGGAAATGGTTAAATACCAATTAGAGAACATTCGCGCTAACAGCTATGAAACTATTATGGCTGAACCTATTACTCAGAAATTTATTCAAGCTGCTATTGAAGAGGAGGTTATTGAAAGGAATGCTGCTTACAAGACAAAAGTAATAGACGCTTCGGAAGCAAAGTTTAAGTTTAATTTGAACTCAAATCCTCAGATGCAGAAATTACTTTATACTTTTATGGAGTTACCTGTAATAGATTTTACGGATACAAAGCTTCCTGCTACTGGGGGAGACACCATTAAGAAACTCCTTAATTTTACTAAGGATGAATCTTATAAAAGAATCCTTAAAGCTATTGTTGAGTTTATTGAAGTAGAGAAAATTCTATCTTCATTTATTACTACTTTCTTACGAGATTCTGTAGATTGTCCTGATGGTAGTATTCGTATCTTTGGTTCATTCAAATTAGGAGGAACTCTCTCTGGAAGACTCTCTTCTTGTATGGTAGGAGAAACCTTGGTACAGTGTTCCTCAGGTATTAAAAAGCTAATAGATGTTAAAGTTGGTGATTTAGTTCCTACCCATACTGGAGTAATGCAACCCGTATTGAATGTGTTTGATAACGGGAATCAGCATGTATTTCAACTAACAACCCAAGACGGAAAATCCATCACATGTACCAGTAACCATAGATTACTGACTCAAGAGGGTTTCCTTTCTTTAGAGGATATGCTTAATGCGAGCGAAAACGAGATCAGACAAGGAAATACGGGAAGAGGTGCAACAAGCTTTAACGACCTACCCCAACTTGCCATTAAGCCAACTAAGGCAAAAGGTACGAGGGAGAAGTTCACGAGTAGCAACTGCGTATCATGCACTGGTCTCAGCCCAAGAGCACAACAGACGCAAAACCCACCTAAGGGCGCAACAACAAGTAGCGCATCACGAAAACTGCTTACCAAAAGGAATGCAGTTGTATGTCGAGGATATAACTCTAAGTTTAGAAGAAATAGCCAAAACCTTCAAAGTACGTCCCGAGACTCTGAGCAACTACATCAAAGAACAGGTAGGAGAGCCAGAGTTTCAAAAAATGTCCTCCCTCAAACGTTCATATCAGAAGACTCTATTGAAGCCCAAAACGAAAATTGTCGATCCGCAAGTACAGGAAAAAAAATACGTAGATCTCAAAGGGTATGTACTTGTACCTACTCCTTGTTGGATGGAAAAAGAAAACAATTACAGCTACGAGCATCAAGTAGTCATGCTTCAAAAACTAGGAATGTCTTTTTTGCCCGTAGGTTGGGTAGTACACCATATCAACGAAGACAAGACAGACAACAGGATAGACAACTTAGCTTTAATGACTCGGATAGGGCATACAGCATACCATCAGGGAAGTACTCACCCATTGTCAAAATTAACTATGTGGGAGTACGAAGAGTTTATGATCTGGAAGTCGCAAAAGACCACTGTTACTTAGCAAATGGTATCTATGTGCATAACTCTAATCCGAATATCCAACAACTCCCAAGTGGTTCTACCTTTGGGAAATTAATTAAATCCTGTTTTATAGCTCCTCCCGGAATGATCTTTGGAATGTCAGATTTTTCTGGTCTGGAATCAGTGATTAACACCCTACTTACAAAAGACCCAAATAAAAGAGATATCCTGCTAAATAACTACGACTCTCATGCCTTCAATTGTTACTCCTATTGGGAAGAACAATTTCCTAAAATTCAACAAGCCTTATCTTTGGGCAAGTCAGGAGGTAAAGTGTTTAAGGTTACTTTCGATACAGGTGAAGTTAAATACTTACATGAGTCCCAATTATGACCCAAGATGAACTTAAAGAACAATTACACTACTCTCCCAACACAGGGATGTTTACTCGTTTAAAAACTTTTAGAGCAGTAAAAAAAGGAGATATTGCTGGATGTCTTGATCCCACCAGACATGGGTACATAAGAATTGGTGTTTGTGGTAAATACAAGGATGCTCACAGATTAGCTTTTCTCTATATGTGGGGGTACATTCCTGAAGAAGAGATAGACCATATCAATCATATTACTTCTGATAATCGTTGGAAGAATCTTCGAGTAGTCTCCCATCACACAAATGGAAAAAATCAAAGGAAGTATACATCTAACTCTTCAGGTGTAACCGGAGTTCGTCTTCGTAGTTCTGGAAAATGGAGAGCACGAATTTACCATAAAGGGAGCCATATTGATTTAGGTACTTTCAGCACTTTTGAAGCTGCGTGTTCAGCGCGTAAACAAGCAGAAGAATTCTATAAATTTCATGAGAATCATGGCCTATGAAAATAGAAGAGGTAAGTTTAGGAGAGTACAACGCACATCACATTAATAGTATTAAACGAGAGGGCCACAAATTAAGAAGTGCTTCTAAAGCTCCCACGTTTGCTCTTCAATATGCAGGGACATACCTAACTTTAATGAATAACTGTGGTTTCTCTGAAGCAGAAGCAAGACAAATTGAAGCCAACTACCACGAAACTTATAAAGTAGCAGACCAATACACTGCTGATCGCATAACAGAAGCTACTATTAATGGTTTTGTTAAAGTTGCTTTTGGATTAAAAGTAAGAACCCCTCTACTAGGACAGGTAATACTTGGCAATAAGCAAACTCCTCAAGAAGCACAGGGAGAATCCCGGAGTGCAGGTAATGCTCTCTTTCAGTCCTATGGGTTGCTTAATGGAAGAGCCTCAGAGGAGTTTATGCGAAGAGTTAGAGCCAGTGAATACCGTTATAGGATTCATCTCTGTGCTCAGATTCATGATGCGATCTATTTATACTGGGAAGACTCCTTAGATATTACTCTTTGGATCAATACTAATTTAATTGATTGTATGCGTTGGCATGATTTACCTGAGTTACAAGATGCTAATATTAAGCTCTCTTCTGAGTTAGATATTGCGTATCCCACTTGGGCAGATACAGTAACCATCCCAAATGAAATAACAAAAGAAACTTTGATTGAATTATTAAATACTGAAAGGAATAAACGATGGAAAAGCAAGCAAGGTACTTAACAGAAGACGGTACAGATTCAATTGATAAATGGGCTGCAAGATATACCCCCGAAGAGTTCAGAGTAATCATGTGGGTTATGGTGGAGAAGTACCATGATCGTCTTGGCAAGAAAGATTTGATCGCTAAAGAGGTTCGCAAAATGGCTGATTACATGAACCGTTGGGCGAACCAAGAAGAAAAATTAGTATCATCTGTGGATTAGCCCGTTCCGGGCTTTTTGTATAAGGAGATTCTGAAATGGAATTAAGCACTTCTGAATTATTTATTTGGTTCATCTATCTATTATGGGCAGTCTTTCTTTCTGTCCTTATTTATATTTCTTGTGAGTAATTTTTATGTTTATTACAACAATAAAAGGAGGTCTTCCTATCCAAGTTCAGATTATTAAAGTCTGGACTGGGTGTCCTGCTACAAGGGATTCTCCTGAAGAGTTTCCTGAGGTGGAATACAGCCTTCATTGGACAAGTGGAAAACTGTTATCTGAGAAAGTATTTCAGAGTATTCCTGCTTCTGATTTTAAAAGAATTGAAGAAGAAGCTTTTAATTACTTAGCAGAAGAAGCTGCAGACAATGCTTTCGAAGTAGCTTTAGAAGTTTTACAGAGGCAGAGACAAGAAGATGCTTATGAAGCTTATTAATAAGTACCTTAACTGGGGCTAAGTGGGTGCAAAGGCCTGGGAAATAAATAGGCGTGAAATATAACTAGCAGAGGGTATAGATATGTAGTGAGAACATTTCCGCAACTGCGGCGAGCTTGGCAGCTTGTTATCGACCCACCTACACCGGGAGAGAATCACTTTACCGCCGGGGCCAAAAGAGAAGTGACCCGAAGCCACTGGAATGCGAGCCAGTCGGGGATAGCTATATCAGCGGTCGCCGCATCGACGCCGGAAACGTAACCGGCACATTTTTAATTGCTAGCTGATTTCACAGGGACTAATCAGCGAACAATCATGGGAACGTCAGGGCAGTCAGGGCAGATGGTAAACGTATCCGACCGTCAACAGGTTAAGTTGATAGTTGAAAACCACAGATTGTTCCTTGCTTGGTTCAATCCCTGTTCTTCTTCCCAACAAAGCTATCGCTTCATATTGGGTTCTTTGTTCCATCATTGGAGGTTTCGGCATGAACGAGTTAAAGTTGATAGTCGCTGGCGGTAGAGACTTCGCTGACTATAAATTATTAGAAGAAGTCCTATGGGATATCAGTAAACGTATGCCTGAAGATACTGGAGTATCTCTGGTATCTGGAATGGCAAGAGGAGCAGATGCTTTGGCAGTACGCTTTGCCAGAGAAAATAACGTCAAACTACATGAGTTTCCTGCTAATTGGGACTTATATGGCAAGTCTGCTGGATATAAGCGTAATACTCAAATGGCTCAGTTTGCTGATGGTCTATTAGCTTTCTGGGATGGTAAGAGCAGAGGAACTGCTCACATGATTAAAACCATGGAATCCATGAGTAAACCTGTAAGGGTGATTAGCTATGCGTGAAGCTACTGTATACATTATAGAGGGGTAGTAGCATGTCCCTAAAAGAAAGTTCAGTAAAGTGTTCACACAACAAAGGATTCAACTGTAGGCGTTGTTGGCCTTATCCAACTGAATACCACTTCAAAGTTGATCTTGGATCAAGACATTTTATCCACTCAATTAGAGCATTTAGTTACGATCAAGCAAGAAATATAGTTAAAGATCGTTACCCTGCATCAGCAATGATTGGGCCTGTGTAACTTAATGAGCTGAGGAGATCATTATGCAGAAGTTTACTGGATGGCAGTACTTGTTAATAGACTGTGCTAATCACTATGGGTTAGATAAAGAAGCCTATTCTAGCCGTATTAAGTGGGCAGAGGCTCACTTAGATGAGTTAGAAAGTCTGTTAGATGATCTATTAGGTCAACTGTACAAGACAGAAGGTAGCTTCCCTAAGAAGAGTACTGATCTGGCTTCATATATTCGTAAGAGTAACTACGCAATTTGTTAAGGAGTTTTACATGGCTACATACAAAGTTATTTGGGAAATTGATATTGAAGCTGACTCACCTCTAGAAGCAGCAAAAGAAGCTAGAGCATGTCAGCACCCAGCTACAGAAGCTTTAGGATTTGAGGTAATAGACGCACATGGTATGACAACTTTCATTGATTTATACAATGAGGAGTAACCTATGTGTGAAGTCGTGAATAAGTATAAAGAGCCTTTCGATATTTATATTGGTAGAGGTTCTATCTGGGGAAATCCTTATGTAATTGGTAAGGATGGAACCAGAGGAGATTAGTTTTAATATATATACAACATTTAGCAAAGCCACACGCGAACTAGCCAACCTTATTGCTACCAGAATCGACTCATTAGGAGATGCACAATGAATAACGTAGTTAACATGCTTAGTATGGAAACTCTGATAGGGGACACTTTCTTCCTGAACCATAACCTAGAATCAGGAAATTATGAGGTGACTCAAGCAGGTAATTGGGGACAGGATGCCATAGGGTTATGGGAGTTCGACTCATTAGAAAAAGCCAAAGCATTCTATATCTACCGAGTTTCATCATGGATTATGGAAATACCAGAAGATGAAAACAAAGAGCCAACAGTAGAAGACTTCTTCCAGAAAGCCTTGCAACAAGGAGAGTTGCAGGGTTAATCCAGAATACAATCAAACCAAATCAAACAAAACCAATTCATAAGAGAGAGATTAAGACTATGGCTACAATTATCAATGCTACCCAACACAATGCCACTCAAGATCAAAAAGCTGTGGGTGTATTCGATCTTGAAACAGAACGTCAAAGGGAACTTCAGAAGTTACTTACCTTTGACACACTCCCAACTGCACGAGAAGTGCAAATCAGGGCAGAAAAGATCAAGAAATTAATTGACGTTGTTTCTAGGGAACAGAAAACACAACACGTCATGATTGCAGGAGCGCCCTTCCTACTTCCACTTCTGCAAAGAGAATTGCAAAAAGACGGGTATACAGTCCTGTATGCATTCTCTGAGCGGGTATCCGTGGAAGTGGAGAAAGATGGAGTAGTTACCAAAACCAACGTGTTTAAGCATGTTGGATTCGTGGAAGTCTCTTAACAGGAGAAAGGGCCGTAATGAACTTCTATAAAGATAAAGATAAAGCGTTTAGCTTTTGCCCTTCAGAAGAAATCAGCGAGGGACTCTGGTACTGCAAAGAAAAAGACCTCTACTGGAAAGATGGGAAAGTGTATGACCAGCTTAGCGCCAGTCACAATGGATTAATAGGTACAGGAGTAGCCCTTAGAGAAATGGCTAAGTACCGCAGAAGTGCGTGTATTTGAAGCCAATGAACGTATTAGGTTACTAACTAAAGGTTTAGCTGTGGAAGAACGTAATGCTAGAACAAAACGAGTTAATTAGGAGGTTCTATGTTTTTAGAAGACGATTTAATTGATGTATGCGTCTACCCAGATGGCACACAAAGCCATGAACCTTTGGACTTTATGTCCGATGACTACGAACGGCGACAAACGGCTTACTGTGCTGTTTGTGATTCAGAGTTGCAAATTACATGGGGAGAGCCATTTGCTTCATGCAACTGCGGAACTCAGGAGTGGTATAAATGAAATCTATCTACGAAATGACACCGAAAGAGCTTATAAACTACGAAATAACAACGGATGAGTATACCTCTGACCTGTGTTCTTTACTCGCTGAGAAACTACTTACAGCCTTACATTTGTTAAAGCTGTGTCATGCCCAGCTAACAGATTACTCACCGAATGAGTACATCATTGACCCAAAAACTAACGAGTCAACAACAATAGCCAAACTCAAGGGGTTTATCTCGGATGGAACCAATTGACGAGATCGTGCTAACGATCATGAACGACAGAAAGGCTTACGAATATTTCTTCAATAAGTTACTCGACTTCAGAAGAGGGAGTATTAGACCGAATTGGTATGAAATAACGGCAACAGCCATGAGAACGGCAAAAATACCGTTAAGTACGCGAAACCTAGGGGATAGGTGCTGGATTAATATTCGTGACGAATTGATTATACAAATGGACGAGGCTCTCCAATACGAACTGGACAAGCTACCCGAACAAGCGCAAGAACATATCGAAAAAGCAATCAACCATTTAACTAATGCAGAACGCAAATATAAGGAAACAATTATGAATAACGTACCATTCAAAACTATTGACTATGTATTCGGTCAAGACATTAAGGGCATGACCGAAGATCAGCTACTTGACGCTATTCGTACCGTGGAGAAAGAGATCGAGTCTTATGCCTCAATCAAATCAAAATCCACGAAAGTAGACAAGCGTAAAGAAGAATTGAATGCTGCCTTAGTAAGAATCGTAGAAGCATTGGATACGAAATGAAAGCTTTGCTTGCCCCGATAATAGTTTTGATACTTGTGACGGTTTTTGTTTTTTGGGTGACAGATGCAGAAACAAGGACTCCCCTAAAAGTTTTTAGTCAATCAGAAATAACCCTAAACAACGGCGTTCCTTGTGTGTTATTACAGGGCGCTAACAAATTAGCCCTGTCATGTGACTGGGCCAATAGGAGGCTAAGTAATGCAAATAACTTATAAAGGGTTCTGTGCATTAGGGGGACTAACAAACCCCAGACTCTTCTCACGAACCATCATGACCCCTATGGGTTGGCGTACAACTTATTATATGAGTGACTATTAATGAAAGCAGAATACATAACACATTCAGGGAACGATCTATTAGTGGCAGACTCAGCACGAGTTTCGTTTGATAAACGTGCTGAGCTGTACACCCCAGAACAGAACGCCAAACTTATTACTTATCTCGCTAAACATGGTCACTGGACACCGTTTAGTCATCCCCAGATCACGATCCGAGAAACGGTGCCAATCTTTGTTGCAAGACAGCGGTAAACTACTGCTATTCGTCGCTAGTTATGGTAAACTCATATGTCAATCAACAAACATAGGGAATGCACTATGCTGAAAGACAGAGTCGGCGATCAAGTTACACGTATATGTGATGACTGCGGAGACGAGAAAACAGTCAGCTATTGGAACGCTTATAAAAAAGACTTCCACCGTTGCTACTCTTGTAGCAATAAGCTGACCAACTTAGGTAAGACACCCTGGAACAAAGGGTATAAACAAGAACCTAAGCACATTGGTAATATCTACACCCACTCTGATGGGTACCCCATGGTTTGGGTAGGTAAGACCAATGTGAAGGATGGATACATGCCAGTTCATCGTTTAACGATGAGTGACACTATCGGTCGTCTTGTAACCCGCGAAGAAAAAGTACATCACGTAAATGGAGACAAAGAGGATTTCAGACCCGATAACCTCTACCTCTGTAAAAATATGGCACATCACAGGAAAACACATGCACAGCTTGAAACACTGTCTATGTCACTTGTAAAAATGGGCCTTATTAACTTTGATCAAACTAAAGGCGAATATCACTTAAGCCGCCCTATGGAGCAATTCATAGCGGAAAAATTGGGTGAATTGCTGGAAACCCCTAACGAGAAAGACGAGGGCAATCAGCAGCCAAGCTCTGTAGAACTTGCAGAGAAGGTTCAACGACTATTCCGTAAGGAAGTACACCAGAAGTCTGGTGGAAGCGCCCAACCCCTAGAAATAGGGTGATGATATAGTCTCTTCTGCATGGAAACATGCAGCAGTTCATAAGAGAACGGGCGGGGAGTAACGTCCTCCGTCGAAGATAAAGTTAAGCACATGGTTGGCTTCACTTACAATGAAGTGAGCAGACGCTACGTTGACGACGAGCCTAGCTTCTTTGTCCCTGAAGTATGGCGTAGCAGACCAGAAGGTTCAATGAAGCAAGGTTCAGGAGAGGATGCAATAACTATCCTCCCTAATTTCTACGGTGCTGCTAGAAATATTGATACTTGTTATCAAGACTTCATCGACCAAGCCACACTACTGTATAACAAAATGTTGGAAGCAGGAGTAGCACCTGAGCAAGCGAGGATGGTACTGCCACAAAGTATGTACACCTCGTACTACGTTACTGGCTCACTGGCTGCTTTTGCTAGAGCATACAAGCAGAGGATTGACTCTCATGCACAACAAGAGATTCAAGACTTGGCAGTACAGTGGGGCGAGATCATCGAACCTTTGTTCCCGGACAGTTGGCCTGTGTTAGTAGGGTAAGTCGCTGAACCTTTGAGGATTCGCGCCCACCGGATCGAAAGCGCGACAGTGGGTTGTTATGTGATTTTTGATTTATGGCGTCGTGCGAGTAGCCATAGCCAACCAAAACAGGCTCGCGAGGCAATGTAAAGTTGGTGAAGTGCCGATAGCATCAGAGCTGGGCGACGCCGCCTTTTTATGGTCGAAAGCATACGAGAGCACATACCCCAAGCACAACGGCGCGTCCGAAAGAATGGGTTGTTATGTTTTTAATTGAGGATTAGGCATGAAACCAGTTGTTATGCGCGGTAATTGGATTGCCACTGAAGACAAGTTACCACCACCAGAAACACCCGTATTGGCTTTTGTGCATGGGATAGATATACCTATAGTTTTAGAAATGAGATGGGAAACCTGCAACCCGATGATTGAATCATATTTTAAGGATTTTCTTTACTGGGACAACCCGCATGACGATGGGCAAAATTATGAGGACAGAGTTTTCGCGTGGCAACCATTACCCGAACCCCCCAACAGAGAGAGTGGCGTGAAACTTACCGACTTAATAAAAGAACTCCAGGCACTTAGCGATAAGCATGGCGATCCTGAAGTGGCTTTTATGGATCACATGGACTGGAGACAACACAAATCCAGACTGAGTGCAGTTGATCGGGGGATTGTCAAGGTAGTTGAAACAGCGTATGGCTACGCACCCATGGACGTCGTGTTAAGCGACAGAGGGTATGAAGAGTCATACAGAAAAGAACTGCTACAGAAGCCCGTCAAGAAAGTTCTGCTGGTTGGTTTTAGATAGGTGCCTACGACCTGTGGCAACACCGGACTGGGAGATAAGCCGGTTAGTTATGTTAATAATTTGGAGGATATATGGCAATAATTATGCCAGTCGAAAAATACAAGAGGCTTAACCCATATAGTAACGAAATACCGAATCGTGACCACCCACTTTATGAGGGCAACAAAGAACGGCATGACAAGTGGTACAAGGAAAACAGAGCGAGGCTTATCAAAGAAATGGATGATAAATTTGCGCGGATGCCGAGCCACACAGATAAAGAGATTGAAGACGCTTTCATATATGGAGGCTGTCTTTAACACATAACCTTTAAATAAACGGCTGTTTACAGTCCGTTTGATTTTGTTGTTATGTTCCATTTTATTAAGAAGGTGATTTATGGATAAAAAAGATATGTGCGCATTTCCGTTCGAGGGTGGAAATAATAACGGAAATCAGCCTGATAGCGGGATGACTTTACGCGATTATGTGGCGGCAAATGCGCTCAATGGGCTGTTAGTAAACGCGGGCAGAAATGGTCTTGTGTTTGAGAATGTGGCCGAAGAAGCTGTCAAACAGGCAGACAAGCTCTTAGCTTTGCTTAACACATAACCTTTCTATTTTGCGGCAGCGTCTTTTCGCTGTCCGTAATAATGGGTTGTTATGTGATTTATTCAATTTAGAAGGTGATTTATGTGGTTTTATAGCGAACGTAAAAGATATGTAAAAGCTATGCTAAAAGCTATAAATAAAGCGCGTGAACCCGTTTGGATTGATGAAGAACGGCAATCTAAAACAGATGGATTGAGAGTAATTAAACGATTCGAGCGAGTTAATAAAACAAAGTTTAACCCGTTTGATAAAAGACATATAGAAATGATTCACGGTAACGCGAGCCATGAACATTTTTTTAGGAAGGCTGGTTATATATTTAGCCGACATTTAAACACATAACCCCAAGCACAACGGCACGCTTTTTGTGTCCGTTGGCTGGGGTTGTTATACGAATTTATTAGGAGGATTAAGGTGAATACAGTAGTTTTATTGGCTTTGATATGTATCATCGCTGCCCAAACTTTCTTTTGCTTAGCTCTTTTGAGAGCAGGCAAAAAAGCAATGGGTGAAATAGAAAGCCTAGAAAGACAACTCGCTATTGAAAAAGCGCTTAAGAGTATCCAGGGAGATAACACAAGAGACTTGCTATCGAAAGCGTACGAGGCTGGTTGGATAGAAGCAGCATATTGGGCAAGGCGTGATGATCTAATTTACGATATTGGATCGCCTGCTTACATAGAGGCCGAAGCAGAAGGACTACATAGCATTTTAGATGCCCAAAAACCATCAGTACGGGTTGAGTATCTTAAAAAGCTCATCAGTGGTGTACGCAGGGCGATAGCAGATGACCCAGACACTATCACAGCTAAGGCTGAGTATGGTGACGACATAACAATTGGTCGCTGGGTTGATGCGTCTATACTATGCGATGTAGTCGAGAGGGATTTACTAAGCAATGAGATAAGTTGTTGAACCAGATCGAAAGCACAACGGCTAGTCCGTTTATGCGCCTTGTTAGCTGTTTAATTATTGGAGAAAAAGAATGAGTAATTGCGACTATTCGCTAGATATGAGCGATCTTGTAAACCAGCTGAATATCAAGGCTGGAGTAATCGAAATGGGCGAACGCATAGCGTGGGGGAGTGATACTGCGTTGATGCGTGAAGCTGCCAGAGAGATAGAAAAGCTGCGAGCGCTGATTAAATCGGCTAGTCCGCAATAGCGTTTTGTTATGTTCCAGTTTTGAGGGATTGAGATGGACAATATATTTGAAAAACACATCACATTGAACGGGGCAAAGAGCGGAACAAACCACATAAACAGTGATTTTATATGCGGGTTTGAATACTGCAAGCGTCAAGTGATGCAAATCTTGGTGTTTCAAAAAACTGAAATTCAAAAGGAGGCGTTTAAGTCTAAATGTTTGGAGTGGGTGAGTGAAATTGAATGTGAGATAGACGAGCTTAAACGTGAAAAGAATCAGGTCGAGATTAAGTCAAATAAGCTCGCGATGTCCGGTCGTATTAAAGAATCGAACGACTTGGAATATACAGAGAACAGAAGGCTTGAATTCGCTATTTCGGAAAAGCAGCGACTTATTAAACAAATTAAGGGGATACTATGAAAAAACTTAGAATTATTGAGTCAAATGGGACTTTTTACCCAGAATATAAAGCTTTGTTTTTGTGGCGGAGATTTCATAGACCACTGCCGCCGATTTCCAACTGCACGACTGTCACGGGTTCGAATGGTGTGGGCGCGTCAACACTAGAAGATGCACGAGAGATTTTGCGGTTGTGGTTAGAGATGGACACTAACGTTATCCATAAAACATAACCCCAAGCTTTGCGGCTTGCATACAAGGAATTAGAGATGAGTATTGAGCGCCAAAACAATGATGAAAAACGGCCAGATGAAGGCAAGTCCGACAAGAGCGCTTTGTTAGCTGTTTGATTAACCAATTTCACCAAGAGGGAAAAATGGTATGGAAATGAAACTAATACGACAGATGATTGAAAGTTGGCGCGAAGAGTTTGCGTCTATTAAAGAGCAATTAATTGTTCGCGGCGGTGAAGCGAATAGCGTTGAATATAACATTTTAGCGACCGAAGCTTTGCGTTTGTCGTTATGCATAAATGACGCTACGGATTTAATGCTTAACATAAGCGAAAAGAAAAACGGCTCGTAGATTCCGTTGATGCGCTTTGTTATGTGATTTATTTAATTTAGGAGAATGAAAGTGAAGCATGTAAAAGTTATAAAAGTTATGTCTGACTCAATAGAGTTTGATAACGGAATTACATTGAGTTCAGATCATGAGCAAGATTGCTGTGAGCACCATTACTTGAGCTTCAACGACCTGACCGATGAAGATTTTGAAGGGTTAGAGTTTGATCTAACAACAGATAAATTCTTTGAAAGAATTGAAGATTACGGAATTCAATTAAACCCTATTTCTGGTCATCCTGTTCGGTTGCCTGGATATGGAAGTAATAACGGTTATTACTCGGCAAACCTTGATCTTGTTTTGAGTGACGGTAATAAGATCGTAAAAACCTTTGATATTTCTGAGTGCCAAGTAATAGACGATTAACTACACATAACCACAAGCACAACGGCTCGAAGAGTCCGATTGATGCGCCTTGTTATGTTCCAATTTTTGAGGACTTGAGATGGGTAATTATACGTCATCACCGAAAATGATTAGATTGTACAAACACGGTGTAAGGTATTCAGGTTTTGGCCAAGCTGGCTGCGAGCCAAAAAGATTAAAGGTCGCAAGTAGTATGTATAAAAATAAGTTTTATATGCACTTAACTGTTGTAGCCACTAAAGAAGAACATAGGGATTTGAAATCTTTCTCAGGCTTTATGGTAGATGATTTAGAAAGTTTCAGATGTAATTTAAAAAGAGGTGGTGGCCCATTACGGATTCAGCGTGGATTTTTAATTATTTGAGAACATAACACATTATTAGACGGAATCCGTAATTTACTGGAATAGGTGGATTCCATCTAAGTTAAGTAATGTCGGGAAAGAGAGTAAGAATTGCCACTCAGTCAAGCAACGGTCAAACAAAATTAAGGGGGTTAACATGGATTTTTTTGGTATAGGTGCCGCGGTCAAAGGTGCGGTTAATATTTATTTTAGAAGTGCGAGAGCTACGGGGCGAACCACGAACTTACTCGAAGGATTAAAAGATGGTGATCGTGTTTATTTTGCTACTCACGATGAAGCGCAGTATTTCAAGCGAAAATGTAAAGAAGTCGAGAAGAGTATTGAATGTGTTGTAATCCCCATCAGTTATCCCGAAAAAGTTTTTGAGCGTGGAACTAGCCAAGGGCGTGCGGTGTTTGATCATGGCTGGATTGAACAATTTTATATAAACGCGCTTGAACAATGCACAAAAGATATAAAGCATCTTGAGACAGAGACTAGCGGTTATGGTGAGGCTCACAGAGAAACCAAGCGCAAGGCAATAGAATTTTCCAAATGGCAGTTTTAGTGTCGCAAACACTATTCATCGTGATGGATATACGCAAAGAAGAATTGAAAGCTTCTTTAGCTAAAATTGTAGAGACTTTGGACACTAAATAAATGGAACCTTACGCAGAAAGTCTTAAAAAAGCACTTATCAAAATATCCAAGATGGGAGCAGTATGCCAACACTTTGAGCTATGCACCCATGAAGCTTGCAGAGACTCCTCTGGAGCTTGTTTGACAGCGATGGATGCTCTAAGTAAAGACCCTGATACAAAACTCAGTGAGGATCGTTTCAGGCTTGATCCAAGAAAAACTATCCAAAATACAAAACAAGAAATCTTGAACCAAGAAGAAAGAGCTATTCTTAACAAGTTTGGCTCTTTCATGTTATCAACATACAATCTTGATCTTCAGGATACAATTAATGAATTCTGGAATAGAACCTAAAAAAGTAACAACTAAAGAATGTCCTAACTGTGGGAATACTCAACTTATTCATATTTCCACTCAAAACTTTAAACTATGCTCAAACTGCTTTGATGCTGAAGGAAACCCTACTAGGATTCCTTGGTTCAAAGAGGAGCACCAACCGGATTATATTTAATGGCTAAATATCTCAATATGTTAAAAAATACTCAAGTCACTGCTGGCGTTCAACAAGGGATTAATCTTGCTACTGAACTCTGTCATGGAGTTGCTAAGGACTCAGGATGGTGGACAGACAACCAAGATCAACCTCTGGATAGAAATCCGGGAGAACTGATCGCACTTATGCACTCAGAGCTGTCAGAAGCTCTTGAGGGACTCCGAAAGAATAAGGTGGATGATCACCTTCCTCATCGTAAAAGTGTTGAGGTAGAGCTTGCAGACACCATCATACGCATCTTTGATTATGCAGGTAGTCAAGAGCTAGACCTTGGGGGAGCTATTGTAGAGAAGCTTCAATATAACGCTAATCGAGCAGACCATAAGAAGGAACACCGAGCAGCAGAAGGTGGTAAAAAATTCTAGGAGATCCACATGTACTCTTTTAGTACGTCTTCAATAGCACATTTGTCTAAGGTACATCCTGATCTTCAAAAGGTATTCTCCAAAGCTATCCAATATAGTTCTGTGGACTTTGGAATTGAATACCCTGTGAGATCCCAAGCAGAACAAGAAGTGCTTGTTCTTAAAGGGAACAGTTCATCTCTTAAATCACGACATGTACTAAGACCACAGGATACCTATGTCCATGCTGTAGATGTATTCGCTTGGGTAAATGGAGAAATATCTTGGCAGATGAAGTATTACAAGCAAATAGCTAAAGCTGTATTCAGAGCAGCTATTGAGGAACAAGTTCAGATTGAATGGGGAGGTCACTGGATAAAACCAATAGATGGCCCTCACTTTCAACTTTCTTGGAAAGAGTACCCATAGGGTACTCCCTATCCCAGCCAGCGGATATAAAGATTAACTGGTGACGCTCTCTGTGACGGGAGCACTTATTCTTCCCTCTCACACAGGAAACTCATATGTCTAAATTTACACTTGAGCAGTTAATGGCTGTCAGAAATTACGATAGAACAGCCAGACTGAAAGAACAAAAGCAAGAAAACCCGAATATCAGAAATACAAATGTGAACCCTGAAGCAGTTAAACGCCGCAGGGCTATAGAGGAACATCAGGAACGCTTGAGATTTAAGGAAAGGTACGCCTCAGAGTAGCACTTGTGAGGGTAGTTACTACGAGTCCAGTGGTGCATTCATGAGTAGCGTAAAGAGTTACCTTATCGCTCTTGGGGGTCAATCCCCAATTGCTGAAGGACTGGTAACCTACTAATCTGGAGCTATGTTGTCCGTAGGGAGAAGGGTAGAGTACAGTAATAAAATTGGTATCATCATAAGCAAGTATTGAACCAAGAACACACTGTCTATTCTTGATGAAGGTACCAGATAAAACAAACCTGTCTTCATATTCAATTTGTGATGTGATGGTAAATTCGGAGATTACAGGAAATAGTCGTGGCTCTACGAGCTTAAAGATGTACCAGAGTCCGCACGTTATAGCGAAATACAGTGCCATAAGAGTAGGGAAATTAAACGGCATACATCTTTGAATACTCATTTTTCCACCATTGCCTTAATAATTCTTACTGCTGAGTCCCAGAATAACGTAGCTCCCCCTATAACGGCTGCTATCCATACAGCCCATACTCGGATACTACCCCTTAACCATTTAATTCTTCGAGTCTCTTCCAAGAGTTCCCGTAATTCTTCAACCTCACTTTCTGTAAGGGTACACCTTCGTTGAGGGAAATCATCCTCCCTTCTCCGAAGGTCATTGTGTGGTTCACTCATAATTTAGATCACTCATATGTCTAAAACAACCCTTTCAGGTTAAACAACAGGCCACTATAAATGTATAAACGTAAAAAGCATAGCACAGATAAACGTGCAAAACGCTTGATGGGAAATATCCGTCTTTGGTCTTGGGAATCAGAAAGAGAAGATGATTCTCGTATTCTGTATGGAGAAGTAAAAAGAAGCATTTGTTGGGTAAATTTAGACCCGACTGCTATTCTCGTAAGTGCGAATAAACTTAACAATTGGACGCTAATTGTTCGTGCTATTCTCTGGTATCCTGATGGTAAGGCAGACATCAAATCTGCTATTGGGAACTTCCCAAATATCACTCTAGCTAAATTGGAAGAAGAAGCAAAACTTCTCCGTAAAACAGCATTAGAAGGTATTCAGAAAGGACACATTGTGGACGTGGGCTGGATAGCCTTATCTTACGTTAAAGCCCCTAGAATCAATGAAGAGGTGGATATGCTCCATCTTGGTTCTATCAATGAACATCGACAAATGTTATGGAATTACGCCATAACTGAAGAACTCAAGGAAACTTAAATATGGCTCGAAAATATACAAATGATCAGGACATCTCATTACTCATGGCAGTCTTCTTAGCTGATGACCGATATGAACATGACGATAGACCTAATGTGATCAGTGCCACAGCTCTAATGAAATCAACTCGACAAATAGTATTAAGCAGTCGTTTGACTCCGGGAGAAAGCCTTGTAGACATCTCTGGATTACTCTCCAGCAGATTAGGAACTGCTATCCATGAATCTATTGAAAAAGCATGGGTGCAAAATTATGTAAAATCTTTAGATGCACTCGGGTATCCACAACGAGTTATCAACTCTATCAATATTAACCCTACTGAAAAGAAGGAAGGGATCAATCTTTGGTTAGAACTCCGTACTGAAAGACCATTAGGAAATTGGATTATTTCAGGTTGTGCTGATGTCATCATGGAAGGCGCTGTTAGAGATATCAAATCTACAAAAGTGTGGTCTTTCCTTTCTGGTTCAAATGAACAGAAATACCAATTACAGCTATCCATATATCGTTGGCTCAATCCTGATAAGATTTTGGAAGACACTGGTTATATCGAGTACCTCTTTACTGATTGGAGCCAACTGAAATCTACCTATGAGAAAGGATACCCAAGACTCCCAGTTTTAGCTCAACCTATCCCATTACTCTCTACTGCAAGCACAGAAGGGTATCTTCTAACCAAATTAGAAGATATTGAACACTACGCTCAAGTAGCAGAAGTAGAACTCCCTTTATGTACTGATGAAGATCTTTGGGTACGTTCTTCAGAATGGAAGTATTACGCTAATGCAGATGCTCAACGGGCAACCAAGAACTTCCAAGATAATAAAGCTGCTGCCTATTCTTATTTACATGAAAAAGGAAAAGGAGAAGTGAGGGAGATCAAAGGAAAAGCTATGGCATGTAATTACTGTAATGCTCGCAGTATTTGTTCTCAATATACCTCATTAGTTGTTGCAGGCAGAATATGAAACTTAAACCTTATGAAGAAATGAAGTATTACCCTATTACTGAGCAGCTTCTAACAATCCTCAGGAATAAAACAATGAATACTGAGAGTGATCTCTACTTTCGTATTCTTGGTTCATTCTTCTTGAGCCAGATGGCCTCAAACATGAGGACTTCTATTGATACTCCCCATAGGGGATTGTTACCTACAAACATGTTTGCTTGTTGTTTAGCTACTTCAGGAGCAGGGAAAGGGCATTCAATTAATATCCTTGAAGATTTTTTAGTGAAAGGATTTAAAAAAGTCTTCCTTGACGAAACCATGCCCTTGATAGCAGAGAATAGTATAGATAAGGAGGCAGCTAGAAAAGCTAATTTAAACGCTACTGATTTTGAAGAAGAGAAAGATAAGCTATCCAAAGAGTATTCCTCTTATGGAGCTTTTCCATATGTATTCGATTCAGGAACTGCCCCAGCTTTTAAACAGGTAAGAACTAAAGCTCAGATAGCTAATATCGGAGCATTGACAATGGTGTGTGATGAAATAGGAACCAACCTATTAAATAACTCTGAACTCTTTGCTGTAAATCTTGAAGCGTATGACATTGGTAAAATCAAACAAAAGATCACCAAGAACACCAATGAGAGTAAACGTGGAGAGGAAAGAGATGATCCTGTACCAAGTAATATGCTCATATTTGGTACCCCTTCTAAGCTCTTTAACGGAGCCAAGGAAGAACAGGAATACTACGCTCTTTTGGAAACAGGGTATGCTCGAAGACTTTTCTTTGCAGTAGGTACTAAAACTACCCCTGATTTTCAAACTGCAGAGGAGGTATTCAAACAGCTCACTGCTCATGACACAGATCAAGAAATTGCAGATTTGCATTTACTATTTTCTAATCTGGGAAGAGTTCCTAATTACAATCGAAAGATTGTATTGAGTGAACACTGTGCCTTAATCAATATTGAGTATCAACTCAAATGTGAAAGAGCTGCAGCACAGTTATCTGATTATGAAGGTATTCGTAAAGCAGAACTTCAGCATAGATATTTTAAAGCATTAAAACTTGCTGGTGTATACGCTTTTATTGATAGCACTCCTGAAATTACTGAAGACCAAATGTATGCAGCAATTAAACTTACTGAAGATTCAGGAGAAGCCTTTAGTAAAATCTTAACCAGAGATAAAAATTATGCTCGATTAGCAAAATACATTTGTGCCTGTAAGAAGGAAGTAACTCATGCAGACATTTGCGAAGATTTAGCTTTCTACCCTACAACAAAATCAAAACAGGAGGAGTTGTTAACACTCGCTATTGCTTGGGGACATAAGAATAATGTCATCATTAAAAGAACTTATGATAATACAATTGAATTCTTTAAAGGGGAAACCTTAGAAGAGACCTCATTGGATAACCTCACAATTGCATATAGCACTAAATTAGCCCATGACTACATCAATAAAAACATCAAATTTTCTAACCTTGAAAAGTTAACTCAAACCAATGGTATTCATTGGGTTAATCATCATGTATTAGAGGGACATCGTTCTGAAGATACAGTGATCTCTGGCTTTAACTTATTGGTTATAGACTGTGATGGAGGGATTAGTCTTAGCACTGCCATGTTACTTTTAGCGGGATACCAAGCAGCGTTTTACACTACAAAACGTCATACCGCTGAAGCACATAGATTTAGGGTTATTTTACCTATGAAATACACTCTGAAGCTAAATGCTAAAGATTATAAAGAGTTTATGTTTAATCTCTTCTCTTGGCTCCCTTTTCCCTCTGATGAAAGCACAGGGCAGAGATGTAAAAAATGGCTCTCTCAGGAAGGTACCTATGAGACCTCACAAGGAGAGTTATTCGACCCCCTACCGTTCATACCAAAAACTCAGAAAAACCTTGATATGCAGGCTCAGAAGAAGTCTCTGGGGGATCTTACCCGGATTGAACAATTCTTTGCTGCAAAATGGTTAACAGAGGGCAGGAATAATACCTTGATTCGATATGGCTTAATGCTAAGAGATTCAGGAATAGACCTGTATGAAACAGAACAACGAGTACGAGAGTTCAATCTGAAACATAAAGACCCACTTTCAGATGATGAAATCAATAATACGGTCATGAAGACCTTAGCCAAATCAGGAACCAAGAATGAGCAATGATCATTTAGTTTTAATTTCAGGTGAATCCACCACAGGGAAATCTGCCTCTCTTAAAGATCTGGAAAAACCAGAAGGAGTAATGTACCTGTGTACCGAAGCAGGTAAAAAGTTACCCTTTAAGAATTCTTTTAAGAGAGCAACTATTACTGACCCAATGCAGATATTGGCTTATTTCGATAAAGCAGAACAAATGCCTGAGATCCACACTATTGTGGTGGATTCTCTAACGTACATGATGGATCAATATGAATCTATTTATGTCATTGGTTCAGCAAATACAATGGGAGGATGGCAAGACTACCAGCAATTTTTTAAGAAACTTCTTCAAATGAAGGTAGCCTCCTCAAGTAAGAGTGTTGCCTTTACTGCCCATACCCAATCCATTCTCAATGAGAGTGCTATGGTGATGGAATCCAAGGTACCTATCAAAGGAGCACTCAAAGCGAATGGTGTAGAGAGTTATTTCGAGAATGTAATCAGTACCAAAAAGATACCTCTCACCAAATTGGAAGGATATGAGAATCCTCTTTTAAAGATCACTGATGATGAACGACTTCTTGGTTTTAAATATGTGTATCAGACACGTTTAACCAAAGAAACTGTTCAAGAAAGAATTCGTGCTCCTATGGGTATGTGGTCTAGGGAAGAAACCTTTATTGATAATAATCTTCAGTTTGTAATAAACAGATTAAATGAATATTACCAATAACTTGTACGGGAGGGTGATACAGCCTCTGCCTCGATTCTCGCTACGCTGCGAGTCTCGTTGAGGCTTACTCACCCTTCCCTATTAAGTGGAGCGAGAGGGGGCAGAGTGGAGCGTAGCGAAACGATAAGCCCCCAATCGAGCGAAACACTTATATAAAACAATTCTTTAATTCTTCTTTGGTTCTTTCCCTTATATTATCTATATATAGGCTCTTTTAGGCAAAATTCCTAATTAAATCAAGTACTTAACCTAAAAATAAAGTGCCACATCTGGAACTTTCTACTATGGAAAAGTGCCACATGTAGAACTTTTTTAGCTTAAAAGTGCGGGTTCTCGCACTAGCAATACGTGCATAAAAGTGTATACTTAGGAGTACACATTAGCACTTAAGAGTATCCTATGCTAAAAAACAAACAAGTAATCTTCCACATTAAGAGAAAAGCTATGCGTAATGTTTATATTGATTGTGCTGAGCTTGATGATCTTGTGAATAACTGCCGTCCTGCAGAGATAAAACTCTACAATTTGTTGGTTCAATCAGTTCTTTTAAACCCCTCAGTAGAGTACTTTTCTACTTCGAATCTAGCCTTAAGCTCAGGGTTATCTGTGGATACTGTAAAGAAAGCCAGAGCTAACCTAATAAATCAAGGTTACATCCTTTTATGTAAATTTAAAGATGAAAGTAATGAACCAATGATTCGAGTGATTGTAGGTAAAGAGCAAGTTGAACTTTACAACTTAGGTTTAAAAGTTGAGATCCAAGATGCAAAAGCTTACAGAAAGTTATTACGAGAGTTTGATTTTACTAATCCAACCTTAAGTATTGAAGAAAGAAAGGATCGAGTAAAAAAAGCAAATACTGCATATGCAGCAAACCCCCAAGAATATAATTAACCAACATAGGTGCTTCGCACCTTATTAACCATAAACAGAAAGGAATAATGAATGGATATTTTAAATATCGCTAGTGATGTAGTCCAAGAAGAAGAACAAGACCGTTTAGGTGGGTACCAACCATTTGAATCTGGGCTACATGAAATGGTAATCAAAACAGCTTATTTGGATAAATCTGCTGGAGGAGCAAACAATGTTACGATTCTGTTTGAAACTCCTGAAGGTAAGTCTTTTAAGCTTGTAGAGTACATCACCTCTAAAGATGGTAAGAACTACTACATCGACAAGAAAGACAACAAAACCAAACGACCTTTACCAGGAATGAGTAAGATCAATGGTTTATCCAATCTGATTAAAGGCACTGATTTAGGTGCTCAAATTATTGAGGATAAAGTTCATAAGATCTGGGATACCACTCAGAAGAAAGAAATTCCTCAAGCTCGAAAGACATTCGTGGAATGGGCAGGTCAAACTGTCTTTGTAGGAATGCACAAGATCATTGAAAACAAGACTGTAAAGCAAGGAGATAAATATGTTCCTACCGCTGAGACTCGTGAAATCAATGAAATTGTTAAATTCTTTGATAAAGACAAAGCTACTCTAGCTGAAGTTCAAGCAGGTATCCCTGCTACCTTCTATGCAGATTGGCTCAAAGTGAATGAAGGAGTTGTCAAAGACAAATCAGATAAGAGTCTGGTTGCAGGTGCTCCCGGAGCAAGTGCTTCTACTGAACCTTTGAAGTTTGACTAAGCATATTCTTGAAAGTCCTTTTCGGGTTGCGATAAGTAAAAAGAAAAACTTTTCTTTGAACCTGAATATTTATAGAAACACGCATTACCTTACGTTAAACACCGCTAAGAAGGTGTACAAGGAGTTAATGCGTGAATCTATTACCAAGTTACCTACGTTTGAAAAGATCTCCCTAGAGCTTGTGATGTACCCTAAAACGAAAGCTCTATTTGATGTAGGTAACATTGGTTCAATCACTGAAAAGTTCTTCTTAGATGCTTTATGTGAGTTCAAAAAATTACCTGAAGACAATTACCTCTATTGCCCAAGCGTTACTTATCGTTTTGGAGCAATAGACAAAACTAATCCTAGAGTGGAAGTCCATATTTATGAAATTTAATGTTGATACTAAAATTGATATCAATTTTACAGAAGAACAAATCAAACAACTTTTGACTGATACGATTAAACAAGAGATGCCTCAAGTAACTGTTGAGGACATTACCTTTGTAATCAAACGAAACCCTACCTATATTTCCGCTACAGTGGATGCTTCTATGGAAGGGTTTGCTCGATCAGAACCAAGAGAAAAAACACCTATCATTGAAGAAGAGGAAGAAGAAACTGCAGAGGGAACTACCTCTGAGAAAGTGACTGACTTTTTAAAGTTGGATTAAGATGAATATGCTTAAAGCAGTAGGGATTGTTTTAGGAGCACTCTTAGCAATCCCTCTTGCTATTCTATTCATTTATGCAGGAATGTATGTGATCGTTCCAAGTTTTATTTTTCTAGCGATAATTATTATTACTTACCGAGTATTTAAAGAAAATGATTCTTCGAATATTAGCTCAAGAGCTACTTCAAATAGTGATTCTAGTCCTAAGTAAACAACTTAATCGTTTAAGTTTAAGGGTGTATTTAAAACTCTTAGACTGGAAAGAACGATTGATCACATATCTTAAATCCTAAGATTAGGGGGAGTTTCCTCCCCCTTACCTTTACAGTACTAGATTATGTATTGCCCCCTTCTCCATTGCACCTATCCAATCAATCCCCATTCTTTGAGTTATTCCATCGAACCCTGTGATAGCTCCATTTACCGGATTTGAGATTCCTCCAAACGTAGCCTGAAGCATAATGAGCATCATTGCTCTTGCTGGTCTTGCTCCAAACTTCTTCACCAGTATTTGCTGCATTCTGAAGAACCATTTCGTAAAACCCATCAATCCCATATCATTCAAGTATTGAAGAGACTTCATTTGAGGAATGTCATATTCCACGAAAGTGGATTTAACATCTCGAATGGATTCCTGAAAGGGAACCCCTTGGCTCATGTTGTACTTATGTAACGAGTACCTTGCAGCAAAATCTGATATTTGAGCGACATCACGCATAGCTTGATAAAGCTTGGTATCATGAGTCATAAAGAAGTACCTTCCTGCAGTCTTGACAGGACTTGGTACTTTACTAATCACTGGCTCAAAGAAATCATCCAGTTTTGAGCGAGATGCTGATACGTTCTCAGAGGTTTCCACATCATCAACGATAGTTTGATATAACCCAGCTTCGATAAGCTCTCTGACAGGGTTATGGTAAAGCTCCTGACGAAGTACTGCTCGTTCTGCAGATAACACCTTAAACTCATTATCCGTAATATTTGGATCACTCATCTTTCGAGTTATTCTAAAGATCTCCCGATGAGCCTTGTTATAGGCAAAAGTTTCCTTATAGGCTACAGCATGATCAATAACTGCTTGAGCCAGAGGAACACCAGACCACCATAGCAACAGGATATTCGATAGAATATTCGCTGCAGTTACAACACCTGATTTAATAACCAGAACATCCTTGGCAGTAGCTACAAAAGACTGGATGTAGCCCTCCATAGAGATCCCGAAGCGATTATTCAACGCAAGGGTAGCCAAGTTATTGGTTAACCGTAAAACCTCTCTAAACGCATTTGCGGTAGGGTGTGCATCATGCTTTAACTGAGCAACTGAAAACTTCCTATACCCGAAAGCAATGTTGAATTGTTCTCTTCTAACAAAAACAGAATTTGAGCCAAAGAGTGTTTTAGCATACTCCCTAGTTTCCTCAGGAATTAAGTAGTAGTTATCAGACTCACTTGTAGAAGATAACTCAATAAATTCCCTTGGGAACTCAGAGTACTCCTCTTGGTAAGTTTCAAATAAATAATCCATCAATTCTTTGTTAATAACCTTGGATTGTTTTTTACGAGAAATACTCGCTAAGGTATACCCAGTTCCTTTATGGAAATCTGTCTCTCGATGTAGCATTTCATTTTTAATAGCATGAGTAAGAATCATACGATACCCCGTAATCTTCCCTACAGAATCAAATATAGGTTGAGCAATAGACCCTGCTTGAGTAGGTTTAACCTTAGGTATCCGCTGTCGGGCACTCATTGTTTTTCGCATTTCAGCTTGCTTAACTTTCTTCATATATTGGAAATCATGCTCCATACGAAGAACACCTAATTCATCCATACCTTCAGTTGGCTCGAATATATTGGTTCCCTTTTTAGAATTCGTTACTGTAGAGAGTACCCCTGTTAAGTAAGCTTGTTGCCCCCCTTGTTTAGTGTAATACCATCTATTAGCTACATGGGTCACTGAAGGATCTTGAACCAAAGGATGACTACGAGTGTACCCTTGGGAAAGAAGTCTCTCATGATCTGCTGTAGTACCAGTGACTACCTCTACATCCTTTGATACCTTCTCTCGAATATACCCTTTACGCATATTGAACTTATCATTCTCAAACCCTTCTTTTGCAGAAATTTCTACCACTTCTCGTTGGAGTAAAAGAACTGTCTCAAGAGCTTTAATCCCGTAACGAGCATCTGAAAAAATATCCTGAACAGAGTCTTTTCCTAAGCTATACCCAATAGCATACAGAGTAGCGATCTCATCAAGGATAGGAGTAATCTTCTCTACAGGAGATTTTGGTTTAACACCTTCGTATCCCCAAAGATTAGCAATCTGAGAAGCGTTAGTGTACATCCCATCTGTTAAAAGTCTTCCTCCAGTTACCATGTGGTACCCCAGATCTTCAGCATGATATTTCATAAAACGAGCATATTGATTAGGGGACAACTTAAAGAGTTCAGTTGTAAGAGCATTAATGCGATCTATTCGTTTAGCTGGATCAGACAGAAGAGCATACACCTCGTCAATAGTGTGCGTGTTTAAGAGAGACTGTGTATCTGCCTCTAACAGAGTGGAATACAATGCAGTACTATCCTCAGAGTTCAACTCAGGGAGCACTTCCATAATTTCTCTGGCGATATACTCAATAATCTGTTGGCTCTTACGTTCAATAAAATAAGAGGACTTTGTGAGTAATCGAGTTAACTTAGCCAATCCTAAGCGGCCAGTAGTAAACTCAGTAGCAATACCCTCAAAGAGCTTATTCTTAGTAAACTCAGAATCATGTGACCATTTTCGAATGTTGCCTAATACTGAATCTAAGTAGAGAGCAGATCCAAATTTAACCCCTCGAATCAAAGAAGTATTACCAAGGGTAGTCTTTACCCAATCTCCTGTAGCATCAATGCCAGCATCTACTTTGAGCATTGCCCTGTAGAGACTGCTTTGAGCAGCATTTTGGGTTCCTGTTAAGTGCTCAATTAATTTAATAATTCGAGCATCTCCAGTTAAACCGTTCAGGCCATAGATCTTATTTGAGAACCAATGAACCAAGGAATGAAATGCATCTATGATTCTTGCAAGAATACCTGCATTCGTATTTTTCTCCCCAATAAGGCGCATATCCAAGTTCTTCAGGGCGTTTCTAACAGCTTCATTAGTGACCGCCAATACAGTGAACTCTTCTACAGGATCTGCGTAATGAGCTTCCCCCTGCTCTCCCAGAGCAGTGGTATACCCTGCACTTCCCGGAGTAGCGTTATACAAAGCATGATCTCTCAGCTTTGAAGCTGCTGCTCTATCTACTGCAGTAGGGTTAGGAATATGAGCCAAGAAATCATCCACAGTAAGGTACTTGGCTGCCCTCAGGTATTCGGATTTAAGCTTTTTCCATACTGGAGCTTCTTTGGCTTTAAGTTCCCGAATCAGAGCATGGTACACCTCATGAACAAATAACTCCTGAGGAGACATCTCCAGATTGTTTGCTTTAGCCCCCGTATTGATTCTGAGGTTAATAACATTACCCTGCTCAGAACCATAGGATTCTTTGATTCCATGCGTTCTAACTAAGAGTCGTAATTTATCTAAGGCAGGTGCTGCAAGATTAAGCACATATTTGAGATGAGCAGTATGCTCAGAGTTAGCAGTTCCATAAGACTCTAACGAATCGAACACATCCATAGTAGAGGTATTTGTAAAAGTCATATCTTCTTCTACTGCAATTGCATCATCATTCCGATACTGCTCAGGAGTGATTGGACTTGAAAAGTTCAAAGCTCCTTTTTTACTTATCTCTTTCAGAACAATTGCGTTTACTTCTTTATACGTCTTATTCTGAAGCATCCTATGAGAAGCTTGCTCCAGAGTATTTCCCTGCATAAGTAATCGAAGTAACTCATTCTTAGCTGCAATTCTTTCAGGTTTTTTAAATGACTTAGCTTCTATTCTTTCAATATCCGCTAAGATCTCTGCAGATAAGTGTTTATTTCCATACACAGATTGAGCTGCATATCCCATTAATACATCGTATTCAGTGAAAGTTTTAGCATCCATCTTAAACAGATTCCGAAGGAATCCCTTAATGGAAGCCAGAATTCCTTTAGAAGCAGGGGTACTTTCCAATTTTGCTTTGACTGTTTTGTCATAGCGAGAAGCAACAATAAAATTCTTCAAATCTACTTTAGAAGGAATGTCGTTTATTCCATAAAATCTCTGATAGGCTTGTACCAATCCAGCATATCCCGGAGTAGATTCAACTCCTACTTGAGTCAAGCCATGTGAAATAGCGATTCTATCTAAAATATTCAAATGGAAATTGATCATATCTTCTGGATTGTTCACAGGAATAGAGGATTCAACCAAAAATACTTTATTGGATTCTTTATGGAAAAGGAGACCTTCAGTATTACTCACAAGAGCGTTATAAACCTCTTCTGTGATATCTCCCGATACAAAAGCTTTATGGATTGCTCCAGAAGAGATCTTCTGAATTTCTACTTTACTCGCTTTAACAGCTTCAAAGATCTTATCTAAAATGATCTTCTCAGTAGGAGAAGTGAAATACCGTTTAAGAGCAGTAATCATTCCAGTAGTGTTTGTAGCTCCTGAGAGAGCTTTAGCGGTTACTTCAGGGAGATCCTGTCTAGGTTTACCCTGAATACCTTTCTCGCTCACAGAGTCTCTGTAATAAGCTTTAATGAACTCCTCGTTCTCAGTTTCTAAATTATTCTCTAAAATAGATTTACTAAATTCGTCCAACTCTTCAAAAGGAACTTTTCCTTTAAAGTTAGGGAGAGGAATTTGTTTCATTTTTCCTGCAGCAACTCGTTTTTGGAATTCTGCTAATAAAGCTTGAGCCAAAGCTGAACCGGGAGAACGCTGTATACCTGTCTCTGATGTAGGGGGTGTGTAGGCTTGCTCCAATTTATTTATTAAATCTTGGTTCGAAAGTTTCTTAATAGCCTGCTCCGTAGCAATAGTTACTGCTTGCCCTGAAGCTTCTTGGATATTTCTACGGTAATTCAGTTGATTCTGAATAATCTTAAAACGAGAATCTTCTGGAGAGTACTCCTTCAAGAGTTCAGCTAATGCAGGGGTACTCAAACTTTCAATAGCAAAGTTAGAATGGTCTTGTTCATTGAATACAAAGGAGCCTGTTAAAGGATTCTTTTGATATAGCCCAATTTCTTCAGTACTCAAATTCTTTAGAAGAGTGAGAGTTGCAGCAAGGTTTCCTCCTCCTTGTGACCATAGAAGAGTTCCTTGATAAATCCGAGGGACATATCCTTCAGCACTCAAGAAGAGTGCCATACCCCACTCACCCCCTTCTAAAAGAGACTTTCCTTCTTCCAGAATTGTAGTAGCTGAACCAGTAACGAAAGTAGCATTAGCCTCTATTGCCTTCTTAATCAATTCATACGAAGGATCATTCTCAATACCAACTTCTTTTGCTTTTTCTAATGCAAGAAATACTCGATCCTCTGAAGTAAACTCAGGAGTGTTCACATTCTCTGGTTCAAAAATAGGAGTGATTGCTTCTGCTACATGACCTTTTACAGCAATATACTTAGACGCAACCATAATCTGGTTTTGTTTTGCAGTAACCGCTTTAGCAGTATTGGTGTATTTCTCTTTGAATAATTGTCTAGTTTTCTGTTTAAAGGATTCAAATTTAGAATGCTTCACAGGAATAATCTCTGTTTCTACAGTAGGCACAGTTAGATCTTCAATAGTCTTAGTTCCTCCTGTGATATAGGCAGAACCATCACTGTTATAGAACTGATGCACAACTAGATCTAAAGAGAAAACGTCTTTACGCATCTTCTGAAGGTCTTTGTTAAAGTCTTCTAAGAAAGTGAAGTAATCTTCCACTCCTGAGAAAGGAAGCAAACTTCCATTTTGAAGAGCAACCTCGTTATAGGTTTTTGAAATCATCTCTGCTGTAATTAATGAAGACTTGAGCATCTCTCGAAACATTTCAAAAGTAGCTTCTACAAAGCTGTAATTCTTGTGTACTTCAAAGAAGTCTTTATTTGTTTCAATGGTATGCTCCATTGATTCCAATAATTGGAGTGTTTTCGCATCATGGGTATTTGTGAAGGACTCTTTTCGAAGCATCCCTGTCTTATTTGTAGCTGCATCTGTACTTTGAGTGAATAGGGCTACAGCAGATACTCCCGGATCAGTCATCTGACGAGAGAAAGTGACACTCTTCATAGAGGTCTTCTTACCACCCCTACCAATGTATTCCAATTTAACTGAATTTGTTTCAGGATTTAATTCCTTACCAAATTCATCTCGGTTAGGAATAGACTCTTTCTCTCCTGCAATCATTCCATCATTGGTTCGGTCTTTACTCATAGCATGAGCTACAGCAGGAGAGTAATTCTTTAACTTGGCTCGAATCTCTTTTTCTTGTTTAACAGATAAAGACAATTGACCTGTTTCTTTAAGAATTTCTTTCTCTAATTCAGCATACATCTGAGAATATAATTTTGTTGCCATACGAGTCATGTTAACAACATGAGCCATATTATCATTCAAAAGGGAATAGTCTTTTCTGAAAGCTATTTCCATAGCAGGGCCATAAGTGAATTCTACCGCTACTCCAATATTGTTTCTTACTTGGTGAGTAATTGGAGTTTTAAGAGGGTCTTTATCTATCACAAATTTCCAAGGAATATCGTTATGGTATTTCCCATCTTGATAAGTAGCTTGATCCATGAAAGAAAGAGCATTCACTTGCTTCTCTAATGCTCTTGAAGCACTTTCTTTAGCTTCAGCAGGAAGTCTACTAATCTGCTCTAGGGCATTTCTTAAAGCAGTCTCGAATTTAGACATGAGAGCTACCTTCAAACCTTGCATACCTGCTTGATAGTTTTTTTGCATTAAAGAGTCTTTTGTAAACGATCTGGCAATTTCAATGATCTCTTCTTGTATTCCAGCTTCAGGTACAAAATTTACAATGAAACTCAATGCTTTGGACATCGCCTGATGTTCAGCATAAGTCTGATGAATGCTTTCCTGTTTACTCTTTTTATTGTAATAAATCCGAGTAATCTCTTTAACTTTTCCAGCAGGAGTTACTACAGAGATCTTCTTTTTACGGTTAGCATTCATCCATCCAATTGGTTTACTGAACAGCTTTGATACAGCAGGTACTACAGGCAAGATACTCCATTCATTGAAGGGGTTCTCCTCAGGGTGCTCCAGAGCACTTTTCATACTTGAAGCGATAGATTCATATGGGTCTAATCGCCCTTCTTCTTTGGTGTACTCTGCAAAGCTAGAAGGCATCTCAGAATCATTTAAGTAGATCCCTACTTTAGCTGCTTCAAGCAACCAACCCATAACGCTAGTTGATCCCATCCCTTGCATTCTTAAAGCTGCGGTACCATTTACGATACCATCATCTTCTTTTCCTAAAGTAACCTCAAAAGGAGAAGTCTTCGACTTCTGCCATGTACCTAAAGCTTGGAGTGCATGAAGACGGTGCATATAGCTGTCACCACTCCCTGCTTTAATTCCTGATCTAGGAAGTGCTGTAAATACCTTATCAGTATCTCCTGTAAGTAATCCTTCAGCAGCGTTCATAATAATGGAATCATTCATAAGAGTTTCCCACGCACTTTCAATAGCTGCATTCGTACTCTTATCTACTCCTTTTCGAGTAGTAGTTGGATTCCCTTCAGCATCCAAAGTGGGGATCTTGTTATCCAAACCATGAAGAACTGCAATTTTAAACGCCAACATATGAGAAGCATCTGAGGGATCAATTGTTACTCGTTGATGCTGGGGGATGAACAACTCTCTTACGAGCTTACTATTACCCGGATTACCATCACTTCCTCCTTGGTTCACCCTTCGGTTAGTTTTAACCAAGTTATTAATAAAACGAACTGTGGGAGAATTCTCTGATAGCATTCTTTCATAAATTCGTTTAGCTCCTTCAAACTCTAATTTTATTGAATTACGAATATCATTATTTCGTTTTTCATTGTCGATATGCTCTTGCCCTTCAGGAGGAAGATTGTCCAGAAGTGTTACTTGTTGTTCAGGAGTAAGCCCCATTACAAAATGGAACAGAGGTTCATTTAGAGTGTGCTCAATACTATTCTGATTATTGATAGCGGTGTGCTCTATAGCACTACCATAGCTTTGATACTCCTCTGATTTAGGCATCTTCTCTCCTGCCATATAAACAGGAATATCTGAAGCAACTACCCCTAGAACATCTCGAACCAAGTGAACATTACTCATTCCCTGTACAGCGTTAGTAGCTGCAACAGTTAATTGAGTCTCAGGAGCAGTAGTCTCTCGTTTAATGGCTCGAAGAACTGCTACAGGGCTACCCTCATAAACAGCATTCCCTTTAATTCCATGTTTTGCAGGATCTACCTTTAGATGTGAATCAGTTAACACCACACTTCGAGTAGTACCAAAAGCATTCTTCACTGTAAAACGATGGATATAGTTGGTCTCTACTACCCCTTTATTTCCATGAGTTTCACCTGCAATAATAGCAAGCATACCCAAGTTATTAATCAGGGTTTCCTCTAAATGTCGTTGAGCATCATTAGTATCTTCTCGGAGGGCATATCCTAAATTTTGAAGGATCTTCTTACCAATAGTGTTAATGGCTAAATTCCGATTAATACCTGCATATCTCAGTGCTTTTCGTTCATTAGAAGTAGGCACATATCGTCTAGCTTCTTCACCAGACATTCCTAAATTATGAGCAATCATTTCATCGCTATTACTTAAAATAGATTTCAGACCTGAAGTATGGAGCCAGTCTGCTAAACCTATAGCCACAGCATCTGCTACAGCATTATCTAAGTGACCTGCTTCATTAATGAAATCTTTAAACACAGTATTAATCCAAGATCTAGCATCACGCTTATCTTCTTTAACTATGCTCTTTTGGAGTGCTTTAGTAATACCTGTTACGAAAGAGGAGAGGGCAACTAAATCTCCTTTAGTTCCTTCTGACATGTACGCTGTTAAATGATTAGCAATTGCTCCATTAGCTTCAATCTTCTGAAAGAGATCTGCTTCAACATGCAATAATCCAAGTCTACGAGGAAGAACATATTTGAAAGCTTTTCGTACTACTGAAAATAAAGGAAGACTCTCAATAGTATTTTTAAATACTCGATTCTTTGGAGTTGTTGGATTAACTGCTTGATCATCTTCAGCAGCATTCACAGTGGAGTTCACTAATTCAACTTCATTAATGATATCTACTAAAGCATTGTAATCTTCTACCACACTCTCAGATAAATCGGTAAATGCAGCAGGAAGAAGAGCAAACTTCTCTGCTTGTTCTTGGCTCAGAATATCTTGGTTATTTTCTAAAGACGCATACAGAGCTTCATACTTAGTACGATTCTCAGGATTTCTGATTTTAGCCTCAGGGGTATGCCCCGGCTTCTTATCAGCTTCAACCAAAGAAACTTGACCCGCTACCATAGTAGCTATTTGCTGTTTTAATTCAGCAGCCTTATCTGTAAGAGCATTCCTCTCTGCAGTTAAAACAGTGACGGCCGCAGTGTCTTTAGCAGCTTTAGCAGCTTTGATCTGTTCTTTCTTCTGTGCAATATCATTCGTTACTTGGTTCAACTCATCCTGAACCAATGGATCAATTTCTCCTATATTGAATAAAGAAGAAACATCTCTAGTACCTGCTTGTGCTTGGAGTACTTTTTGTAATTTTCCTCTACCTCCAACGTCACTTGCGTTTAGAACATCATAAGCATTTAAGAGAGTCTTTGAGTAACCCTTTAATTGTGCTTTCTGTTCTCCAGAAGGGTGCTTCACTTTAGAAAGAGTAGTGTACCCCTCAAAAGCTTCTTTTAAAGCAGGAATAGCTTTAGACCCTAAGTTACCTTTATTAGCGAGTGCTCGTCTAAAAGCACCCACATCTGCATTAACAGAAGTAGCCTCTGTGTCTAACAATGAAGTGAGTGCCTCTCCTACAATAGCAATTCTCTTCTTTGGCTCAACAGTAGTAACAGAAGGAGCTTGATAATCTTTAACTAATCCCCCTTCATTAACTCGTTCAGTCATACGCTTAGATTGTTGATTAGCTTCTGCTTCATAATCAGGAAACAAAGCTAAAGCACTATCGCGTAAACCTTGGTAGACCATATCAATAGCAATAGATTCGTCCTTAATAACATTAAGGAGATCTTCCCCAATAGGCTGTAGGAGTCTAGTCTTACCAGTTCGAGCTTTCTCTTTATGACTCTTATTCAAAATATTTAATTTAGATAGAGCACGAATAGTTGTGTTCATATCATTAGCATGAAGAGCTTCAGTGATGATTTCACTATATTGAGCAAGTCCAGTGTACCCCTCACTTCCATGGTAAATATCGTTTGCCACATCTTCCTGCGTCTTACGCATAATTCTGGAAATAGGGGAATCTGGTTTGGATACCTCTTGCAGAAGTGTTTTCTGATTATCTGTTAAGTGCTTTGATCCACTTATTTTTTGGCTCAAGTCTGCTGAATAAGAAGCAACAGGATCATTCAACACCATAGCTAAAGCTTGGGAGGTATCCTCTTTACTCATCTCTGCTTCAGGTTTTTCCTGAATAGTTTTTGCTGCTGTTTCTTTAGTTGCTGTTGCAGTTTTGAGATACGCTTTGATTTTATCAATTTGAGCATCGTAAGCCGCTTTCTTCTTACCTTCTGGTTCATCTGCTTTTCTGACTGCAAGTGTTGTCATCGCATTTAGGATTTCAGCTTTATCTTCAGATTTAAGTGCAGCATCTACCGCTTTAGGTAAAGTCTTATCATCCATTTGCTCCCATTTTTGGGATATAGTCATCGAAGGTTGAGGGGCTGCACTGGCTACTTTTTCCTTAATTGCTGAAGCTCCTTCAGCTACTCCTTGAGTAGTTCCTTTTGCAATTGAGGATACCGCTGGAATTGCTCCACCTGTGACTGCTCCAGCTACCAAACCTGCTGCTGCTGCATTGGCAACACCTTGCATTGTTTTGATGGCAGGATCTGCTCTTTGAGCTGATACGTTAGAAATAGCCTGACCTGAACCAGATTGAAGAACTTCCTCGGTTCCTTCAATAATGCCTCCTTTTGCTACTTTACCCGGAGCTGCTTTAGCAGTAGCTTTTAAGCCAGATTTACCTGTCTCTTTTACTCCTTTTTTAATCAAAGCAGTAGAGAACATATCTGATGCTCTTGTAGCCTTTCCTATGGCTGCTGCAAGGATACCTGAGTACAAGAGGGTATCTTTACTCGCATCTAAGGCTAAAGCTGTCCTGACCTCTTCCAGAGAGCTGTCAGGGTTATCTTTTACTCTTTGGCGAAACTCAGGAGATTGAGCCAAAACAGCTAAATCCATATTCTCAATTTGCTGTAGGGTTCCAATAGCATTATGCCCTCCTTCTGATATTCCGGTGTACCCTACACCGAATGCTCCTGCAGCAGTCATCTCTGCTTTAGCAATTTTTTTAGCTGCAACTTCAGCAGTGGTTTCAATACCTTCCTTCAACCCTTTCTTTAAAGAAGCTTTTACACCTGCTTTAGCAAGGTTCCCTGCAATAGCTCCTCCTACAGGCATTGTGACAAAGCTATCAGCACTTTCAGCAGCAAGAGGTAAGATTGCACCGGGGTTCTGTAAATACTCTCCTGTAGCTTCAAGGAAGTCTTTCCCGTAGTCTCTCGCAGAAGGGTTCTCAATCTTATCAAATTGAGCATTTCGGATAGCTGCCAAATGCTCTTGAGCAGCAATTGATTCTTGAGTCCCTATTGAATAATTCTCTCTGGAAACAGCAGCTTCTGCTTGTTGCCCAAGCATTCCTTCTTTAAACCATTCACTGTAAGGGGTAGTAGTACCATCTACAGGGGCTGTAGCGAGATACCCCAATGAAGCAGCTAACTCAGGGGTCTTATCAAATAGAGAGATTCCTGCTCCAGTCCCTACATCTTGAAAACGATTAGTATTCTGGGAAGGATTTAATAGATTAGGATTCTGGCTATTAACTGCACTTGTGAATTTGTTAAGCGTGTACTCCACAGCAGCATTTGGGCCATACTTTTGAATAAAAGAAGGCTCATCTAATGAGTTCAGATCTTGTTGATACTCATGGCTAATAATTTGCTCTGGTTGGAGATCAGCCATCTTTGCAGCTTTAGCTGCAGCAACTGCTTGTACTTTTGCTAGGGTTTTTTCGAACATAGCCATAAGGAAAACCTGTGTTAGATAAAAAAATACTCAATATGTTGGTATTGAGTATAAGAGTATTTTTTTGTGAAACCTACTTTAGTTACTTTCTTGAACGAGACTCCAAGATTAATCCTTTTGCTTCATCAGGAGTAATCTTCATTCTTTTAGCAAACTCAACAGCATAATAATCTATTTGTTGCCCATTAAGTTGAACTCCACCTTCATCCCTAATCTTCTTAATTAAATTAGCTTTTGTAGCTGCATCCCCTGAAAAAGCACCAGCTAAAACTTTACTCTGAGGTGGCGCTTTAGGTGAGTCCCATAAATCTGTAACACTGTCCACAACCTGTTTAAGACCGGGATTCATGTAACCTCCAGAAGCATCAGGAACAGTCACGTTACCTCTTGTAATCATTGAAGGACGGGTAACTTGAGAGGGAGTTACAACAGGAGAAGATATTTGAGAAGCTGCTTGAGTAGGAGGGGTAAACCCAAACATTTTATTAATCCTAGCTTTATCTGCATCTCCAAACTTACCTCTCGTAGCAGGAGCTTCTCCTTGAGCATACAAATGATTCACCAATTGATTACCATATTGCTGCCTATGCAGGAGATCTTCTTTCTCCCTGGTTCGTTGGAACTGAGTACTCATATCTGCCATCTTTCGTTTAAGAGCACTATATTCTGCTACAGAAGCATTCACTCTCTGAGCTTCTTCACTGTCTCCAAACCCACGTTTAGCAAGAAGAGTGTCTAACATCTTCTTTCCTTTGTCGGAATCAAAATCAATGTTAAATACTCTTCCGTCTGACGAACCAAGAAGAGCTGCATCTTTGAGTAATCCTACGTCAGCTTTACCTCCTGTCTTATCCATCAAATAAGCAGCAAGGTCTACAACAGCATTATAATCATCATTCTTTAATCGAACTTTCTTACCGTCACTATCTAGTGTTTCCAAATCCTTAAATACAGTGTCAAGATTACCCTGTGTGAGGGCTAACTTAGGAGTACTCAAGTCTTCCATTACAGCCTCAGTTAAATTATTTCGTTTTAACGTAGCAGTAATTTCATTTTGAATAGGGGTGATTACTGTATCATTAAAATACTGATTCGCATCTTGTGAGTATTGAGTACTCTCAGTAGTGTCTGTAGACCTGTCCCCTACTTGCCCATGAGCAGCAGCATACCCTTGAGCTAAAGGAGCAATCTCATCTGTGCTAAAGCCTAATTTTTTAGCTTCAGCAGTAATCCGATTTTGCTCATTGGCTCCAACACCTTGATTAAAGAGTGAACTAAAGAGTTGTTTACGTTTTGCATTTAATTCAAGTCTCTTCTTTTCTTCCTCATACGCCAATTGTTGTGAAGGATCTAAGCGAGGATTAGCTTCAAGATCTAGCTCTTGCTGTTTTTGAAGATTCTTAACATCATCTTGCCCTCGGGAATACTGAGTAGCATCCCCAGCAATCTGGGCATTCATTTGATCTATACTTTGTTGATAAGCACGATCACTATTAGCTTGAGTTAGCTTATTTCTTTCATTGGTTCGTGCTGTAGCTACCCTAGTAGGATTTAGGAAAGAGTTTACAATATTCCCTAAACCTTCATTCATGATCCCTAAATCAGTCTGAGAACTAGCTGAAAAGGTTCCTGTAGGGTCTACTTCTACTTGGTTTAGAGGAACCCTACTATTTTGAGCTAGAACCAAGTCATCCAACAGTTGTTGTTGAACATTTGGCTGACGATTCTTAGCGAGATGTCGCTCTAATAATTGATCTGTTAAAGATTTAGCTAAATCAACCATGTCATTACCCCTTATCGTGCAGCATACTTATCATCAAGTTTTTGAGCATCCGCTCTGGAATCAGCATAAGCACGTTGTTTTAACCGAAGAGTATCTTTAGCTACTTGCGTCTGTTTATTGTTAGCATCCCATCCTAGAAATGCTTGTCCAAAGCCCATACCCATACCGAGCATATCTCCTCCAGTCATCCCAGTTTCCATAATGGGATTCCCATTGAAGTCCACTTGAACACTTCCATCAGCACCTCTTAGAGGATTTCCACCAAACCAACTATCTTGCATCTGAGAGAAATCCTGTTGAACAGGCATTTGCACTGGAGACTGTTGAGGAGCAAACATTTTATACATATCAGCCATAGGAGCAGGAGCAACTCCAGTATTAGGCAACATGTCATAATTTGCCTTAAATTTAAAAGGAAGATTTGCTGCAGCATTCATTCTATTCATCCCTACTGGAGTAGGAGTTTTATAAAACATGTCATAAAAACCCATTGTAAATTACCTCTATGCTGGATTAGGTGTAAGACCTAATTTAATCGGTGAATAAGGTTTATCCAAGAATTGCTGAGACTCCACATAAAAGTAAGTCTTCTTAGCAAGTTCAATTTCAATTCTTGGTTCTTGCTGTTTAGCTTTTAAATAATTACTTGGCTGAGATAGAAAGTATCCTTCCTGCTTTAAAACATCCATTGTCCAAAGGATATCCTCCTGTTTCTCAGCTTCAAGGAGATCCAACTCATTCATTAAATCTGATAATACATCCATTTCTTTTTGGATATCTTCTAAAGCATTCATGGTGTGAATACTTTTTAATCCTGAAACGGCTGTAGTAGTAAACTGGGTTAAGGTATCTACTTTAGAAAAATCTCCTGTAGCAGCCACTGCAATAAGAGCTACAGCTAATGCTACCTCAGGCCCAAATAGATCCTGTACTAGCTTTAACCCTACTTCTAAAGCAATCATAGTAACTATAGTAGTAGCAATAGTAGTAGCAACGATACCTGCCATTGCTGCACTCAATAATGGAGTACCCGCTCCTTGAGTAATAATGCTAATTGCTACAGCTACAATAACAACTACGAACTTGAATATTCCTGTCTGATACCACTTCAACTTCTGGGTGGTATGGCTATTAAATACCATACGCACAGAGTCATACATGATGTCATGTCCTCTGAGAGTTCCCATCTGATTCACCACATCTATCCGGAGAGGGATAATAAAGTTGTTCTTATCCTCTGTGGTATTTGTCGTAAAAGCTTCTTTTAAAGTAGTTCGTATTTCTTTAGAAGCTGAACCAATGTAATTGGTATGTACCAATCCTACAATTTTCAATTCTTGGTACTGGGTAGCGGATATCTGCTTCTGTAGCAGAATGTATGAATGGTCTACCCAATACCCTCGGGGAGTAGACTCATCCCCAAATAACTCAGGAGGAGAGTACATAAATACTTTATTTACTTGGTTCAGCTTTGCAACAACTCCTGTTTTAAGTTCCTTTGTAATGTACTCCCACCCAAGTACCATCTTGTAATTTCCATCGGATACTTCCAGTCGATTGATAGGGGGAGGAGGAGGAAGGAACTCCTCAGCTATATCAGGGTCTTGCACTACTGTTTTTGTGTGTGCTTCCCAATAGAGAAAATCTTCTGATTTTACTCCTGATTCGTAATAGAGCTTATTAAAATGCTCATACAGGTAGAGATTAGAATTTGGTACTTTGGTAGCAATGTCCACTGCAATAATTACATACGCATGATCCAGAAAATTAAGATCTGTATTCTCTGCATCATGGATAGCTTCATCCAATTTATCCAGATTAATTCCTATAGTTCGGAGAGTCTTTTTACCTGACGAATACAAGGTAGGATCTGTGTCCTTGAGCCTATTATTAAACTCCCGAATAGGAACTATTGGGTAGTAAGGAGAAATAGCATCCTGCTGCCTTACCTTAGGGGTAAGGTTAGGATGAACCTCTGTGGAGACATTATACTCCCATGCAACAGAGCTTCCTGTAGCCTTTCCAGTGCTGTCTGTGAGGTAGTATTCAACGTCATACCACAAATCCCCATCATCACGCTCATCAATCAAACAGAAAGAGAGAATGACAGGACTTCCTACTTGAGCAGCAATTACTGCTGTAACCTGCTCAGGAGAGCCTGAAGGAAGGTAAATAGTCTTACCCGTAGGTAAGCCTCTTACGAATCCTCCGGGGGTGAGAGGATCTTCCCCGAGCTTCCCATACGCATACATGGCTCTTGATTTGGCATAAATTCCATTGACCATATTTGAGATCAGGTCTGCACCTAAATTTCTGTTTTTGATAATAGAAGATGAGACTGTCTGTCGTACCAAGGAAGGCCAAGGTTTTTCATTTCCACCTGTGATCTTACTATTGTATTGTCCATACAGGGAATCATTCACCATCAGGAGCGTAGTGTATGAGTCCGTAACATGAACTTTCTTACTTCCAAACAGTCCCATATATTACCTACGGATTTGTTATTCCTGAGAGAAGATTACTAAACACAGTGCTTGAGTCGGCAGCATTAATTCCCCACCATTCAGGAGTAGCATAGGTAGCTCCATCAGGATTAACAGAGAACATTATTTGAAAAGCATCTGCATAAATTTTTGCAGCTTTCTGTTCCGAATCTCGAATGAAGGAATCACTCTGAGTTTTCTTCAAAGCAATCTCTTTTCCTACCAATCCTCCTACAGTTGCCTCAGTACCTACTGTTTGAGCAAGCTCCGTAATCTTCTTTTGAGCCAAGACATCTACTTCACCCATGATCTTTGTGTACTGAGCGTAGAGCATTCCTGCATCTGGTGTAACGTATTGGTAGGTAGCAGCAATGATTTGTTCATCAACCAAATCTTCCTGTTTTGCAGTCAAAAGAATTTGAGCATCCATTTGCTGTTGTTGTTTCTCTTGGGTAGTAATCTGTTCTTGGATCAGAATAATTTGTTGAGCTGAATGAGCAATCTCAGAAGTTAACTTCTCTAATTCTTTAGGAAGAATAAAATCTAAATTGTATTGTGCTGTTGCATTGCTAATAGTGAGTTGATCTTTTTGTAGATCAATTAACTCATTCTGCTTTTGAGCTTGAAGAATCTGTTGCTGCATTAACTCAATTTCTTTATTAGTTTTATCCTGTGATAAAACAAATTGAGCAGCAACTTGCATTGCATTAGTGATTGAGCCAAGGTAAACAGAAGCATAGTCATCCCCTACAATTCTTCCTGTAGAGTACTCATTCTTTAGATGAGAATTAACTGTTCGCATTAACTCATCAAACAGACCTGCTCCTTCGAGTTCTCCCCCTGTAAAATCACGTATTTCGATAGCCATATAAGTTCCTCATAGAAAAAAAGGGAGCGAAGCTCCCCTTGGCACAAGAGCCAAAATATTAATTGTCTATCGCACCACGTTTACTTTGATCTGCTGCAAGATCACTCAATTCTTTTGCTGTTAGAGCTGGAAGAATTTCTATTCCAAATTCAGGTACCAACTTTCTATCTGGATAAGTAGTACCATCAGCTTTCTTAGCCAAAGTAATCTTAGCGAACTTTCTTTCTTTGATCAGATTCAAGAGAGCATTCTCTACATGAGTTTCAATATCAAAGGGAATGAAACGAGTAATAGTACCCACAGCACTATTGCCAAAAGAGAAATATTCACCACTGATCTCTTTCTTGTTTGGATTCATACACACTAATTTAATACGAATAAGTTTTGTAGCATCTTCCATAAGACTCTTACGGAAAGCATTATTCGTCTTGTAAGAGGAGTCATCCTTAGCAACTGGCTCAGGATTTAATTTTGCATTTACCTTCTCACGTAAAGCATCAACTCCAATATTAGGGGAGTACTTGATACCCATCGTATCTGCTCTTTCTTTTAATTCTTCAATCTCACTTTTATCTGTCATGTTAATTCCTTGGATAAAATATTGGTTAGGCTTACACCCAAAAACCCTCCATGAGGAGGGTTAGTGGTTACACTATGTAGCTTATACTTCAGCTACAGTTTTCAGTACTGCCAAACGCTCTGGACGTAGGATCAATGTACCGTACCACCATTTAATGGAGGTAAAACCAATCTCACCATATGGATCATCCTTAGAGTAAGAGATGTTATCACCGGGAGCAGAATGCTTGATCTGGAACTTAGTACTCTTACCGTCAGTTTGGAAACCAATAGTAGTAAATGAACCATCACCAATAACCAGCATTGGATAGACGTTATATTTACCTGCAGTAGAGCGATAAGTAGAGATCGTTGCAGTTGCACCAGCACCTTGCCAATGAAGCATCTCAGGTACTTGAATAACTCGGAAATCTCCAATCTTACCAATTTCACCATTGATAGAATTGACACCCATTACACCTGAATGAGCGTAGTGCTCAACACCAATGAATGCTGGATTATTGTGATGATCTTTCATCTTGGATAGGGTGATAACCATCTCAGAACCACAGTACAAGTATCGACCTGCAGGAACAACTTTGGTATCTACCATTCGAGAACCAGTAATAACTTTGGTTTTCTTTGGAGTACGGTTATTGTCCAGATCAATAGACAGCTTCTGAAGATCGCTGTAGGTTACTACAGAGGTATTCGCGACTTCACCTGTTACTTCACTGTTCTTGGTAGCAATACCTGCATATCGAACCAGACCAGCACCATTAATCAGATCCATCTGAAGAACATCTTCAGTGATCTCATTTGCGGCCATTATCAGCTCTCGTGAGATATGCTCGTACAATTCCTCATCGGTATCAAAATCGAGAGAATCCTTTGAGTACTCAGAGAAGAAGCCCAACTTGGTAATATCAGCCGAAAGGTTCTTACGAACTGATGCAACCCGGTTAACCCTACCACCTGTCTCACCAACAAGAGGAAGCTTACCATTGACTCTACCAATGTCCTTGGAAGAACCATGAAGATTACCAGAAGCAGTAGTAGCTGTAGCACCAATGTTCAATGCAACAACAGCATTAGAAGTAGTACTGTTTAAGTACTTAACTACTAAGTTACCTGTCAGAGTGATATTAGCAAAACCAGTACCACCTGAGTTATCTGCACCAGCAGTTGCCAATATACGGGCAGAACCTGCGTTATCAATGTTAGCATTAATAGCAGCAGTAGCAGCTACCTTAGAGGCGTTAGCAACTGCAACAGTCTCTGAAGGGAAAGACACCAAGAATTGAGTTTTAGCCAAGGTAACACCTGAAGCATCAATCCCCTGATCGTTGATATTTCGATCATCCAGAATAGGCATGTAGTGGTAAGCTTGAATGGTCTTACCGAAATGCTTAGGCATAACAGTAGTATCTGCCAATTGACCAAAATAGGTTTCCTTAGCAGCTTCAATCAAAGCTTTCTTATGGTAGTACGCAGTGTTGTACTGGGTACCTACGTCTGAAGGAACTCCTGGAGGAGCGTTATAACGTGTTTGGTTTGAATCGTTTAAAGGCATTTTAATAATTCCTATCTGTATCGTTGATTAACAATTTTTGAGAACTCATCATCAGACATAGCAAGAGGATTAAAATCTTCTTTAACTACAGCTTTTGCTGAATTCTTGGGTGTACTAGCAGCTCGTCTTTTAAGAGTACGAGCATCATCTTGTGGTTTAGTCACAACTTGGGTTTTAGCAATCGGAGTGGGTTTAGCATTTGCTAATTGTCCAGCTTGATACATCTGCGAACCGACTTGTTTATAAGCCTCAAAATCAGAAAGACCACTTAATCCACCAAACATTTTAAGCCTATCAACTTCAGAGATGATTTGATCGAATACGCCTGCTTGCATCTGTTCGTTCAATTGCTTAATGAGTACTGGATTTCGTGAAAGTACCTGTTTACTAGAACTATCCCATTGGTTGCCAACAACGTCGATACATTTGGAATATGTAGGTGTGCTCTCTATTTCAGTGAGTACCTGTTCTAAATGTATTGCCTCGTCAGGAACTGAGTAATTCTTGGGTACATACTCTTCTCCTTCTACTGGCTCAAGACTCATCACATCAAGGTTTGAATCTTTCACCAATTTCGCTATTGCTTTAGGATCTTTCTTATTCAGATCAATCAGAAAAGAAAGTTTCTCTTCTGATAACAGACCCTGCTGCTCAAGCATTTTCAATACTTTCAGATTTGGCTGTAATGCTTGCATCTTTTTGGTGTAGTTAGCACCCATCTGCATTAGCTTAATAGCTTCTTCTGAATTCTTAACTTGGATCTCTGTTCCATTCGCTTTGAATGGTTCAAAGACCTTTTTAAAGTCATTGTCTAAAGTATCAGTTGATTCTTCTTCAGAATCAAGTTCTTCTTCATCTGGAACCTCTTCAGGCTCTTCCTCAGCTTCGATCTCTTCTTCTTCAACCGAAGCTACCTCTTCTTCTTCAGCCTCTTCAGGAAGCTCCTCAGGAGCTTCTTCTGCAACAGGCATGGGAGCATTCAAGAAATCTTCATCAGACATCTCTAAAGAGTTTGCCATAATTACTCTTCTCCTGCGATTTCTGCTCTAACTTCTTCAGCATCTCGTAATGCTTTCTGAGCAATTTCCCCATGTGTGTATACTTCTGATAACCACTGTCGGAATTCACCAATAGCAATAATACGATTATCAAACACCTTTTGATGTTTCTCTTCTCGAAGATGAGGGACAGCTTTAGCCAAAATTACATTTGAGGCTTCTTCTTTAAAATACCCTTCTTCTACCAGACCTCTGAAATCATCATTCTTCTGAAGTCTTTTCAGCATATCCAATTTTCGGATTGCTGCTTTAGCGTCTTCAATTTCAATATCAATGTTGCGTATTTCTGATTGGTTCATCTTTCAGTTTCCTCATTAAGAGACTTTGGTTTGTTGTACTTCTTTATCTAGTTCAGCCTGTAGAATAGCGAGAGCCATATTACTCTTAGCTTGCTCTCCGTTCTGTTCAACTTCCCTAGCATGTTTTAATCCAGATTCCTGCTCAAGAAAATCAAGGTTTTTCTGATCAGTATTAGATTGTAATTCACCCTGTTTAGCATATTCAGTTCCTGCTCTTGCTTGATCCAGCATTGCCTCTGACTGGTTCTCAATTGCTTGAGACTGGAGTACTGCAATTTCTGCTTGAAGTTTCTGGATCTCAAGCATTCTTATCTGTTCAGCTATCGGATCTGGTTGAGGTTGATAGCTATCAATCTTCTTAGCTAAATCAGGCATC